GGATACAAACCTTCATTTAGATACTAAAGAAATTGTTGTAGACCACAACTATAGAGAAAATCAAATAAATAAAAATGGTTTATTTGAGTGGTATGGTGATAAATCCCAATTTGAAGTACCAAAAATTAAATTAATGCATTTAGTTACTGAACCAGATTTAAACCCAAAAGAAATACGCTCAGTAGAAAGTGTTAAAGATTTTTGCAAAAAAACGGGCATTGAATACGAACAACGTGTGAACAAAATTTGGAAAACCACCCCACCAAAAGATACTTGTAATAGACCAGAGGATGTGCAGGATGTTCCGGGACATTATAAATTAGCACCGGGACATTACGGTTGTTATGTAGCACACACAGATGCTATTACAGCAGAAGATAATAATGAATATGATTATGTGTTGATTTTTGAAGGTGATGTTATTGTTGATTCAGATTATAATGAATTATATGATTCATTAATTCGTTTTAGTAGATTAGCTCAACAAAATGATCAAGATATTATTGGTTTTGGTAATCCATACCAAAATAGAAATTTAAATGGTCCAAAAGTTGAAGATATTTACACAAATGTAACTCCATTTATTCCTGCTCAATCATATTTGATTAATCGAGATAAATTAAGTAAATTAGTAAATGCTGTAAAAACAACTAAATGGGATGCCTTTGATATGTGGGTATGTAATGTAGCTCAATTAAAAGTAGGAACAGCAGAAAAAATATACACTAAACACCTCCCAGGTTTTAGTATTATAGAACAAGAATTTAAAGGAATGGACGAAAATAGCCCAGAAATATACGCAACAGAATGAAAATTTGCCAAATAGACCCCGGATGTGGTATTCCCATTCCACCACCGGCTTGGGGAGCCATTGAAAAAATTGTATGGGAGTTTACTCAAAATCAAAAACAATTAGGACACGAAGTTGACATCAAAATGTCAGGTCAGGTTAAATTAGGTGAATATGATATTATACATTGCCACGTAGCTAATCTAGCAATTGGATTAGCAGAACAAGGTATTCCTTATATTTATCAACTACATGATCATCACGCATATCATTATGGTAAGGAATCTCATGTTTATAAAGAAAATCTACAAGCAATTGAAGGATCATTAGTATCACTAATGCCTGCTAGATTTTTAGTTGATTATTTCAATCATCCAAAATGTATGTATTTTTCTCACGGAGTCAACACATCCGAATTTTATCCAATTGAAAAGGAAAAACCAACAGAACCAAAATTATTAATGGTTGCTAATAATGGTTTAGCAGGGGATCCTACATTTGATAGAAAAGGATTCACATATGGTTTAGGATTAGCTATGTTAAATAATCTACCAATAACAATAGCAGGACCATCAGATAATAAACGTTTTTTTAATCATCATTTATGGATGTTAAATTATCCTAAATTAAACTTGGTTTTTGATACTCCTAATAGTACATTATTGGAATTATACCATAACCACGATATATTTATTCACCCAACAATGTTAGAAGCAGGACATCCAAATTTAACAATGGTTGAAGCAGCAGCAGCTGGTTTACCAATAATTGCTGATTGGGAACACAATACTACATTTCACGGTGCCTGGAGATCTCCTCGTAATGTTTTTGAAATGGATAAAGGATTAAAAGATATAATGAATAATTGGGAGTTATATAGAGAAAAAGTATCACAAACAGCTAATAATTTAGATTGGTTTAATCGTTCCGAAGAAATAATAAAAATATACAAACAATTTATATGAAACAGGTTTTAATAAATGAATATGGGAATTTAAAACAATTAAATATCCCTGTTAAAAAAGAAAAAAATAGATGTGTATTTAATTTTATAAGTGGTGCATTTGTTGAGGTTTTAGGTCCTGAATCTAAAAAATATATAGTTAAATTTTATGATAAAGATAAAGAAAAATTAATATATGAAAATGAAATTACTAATAATATGTGGACTCGTTCTAATATCCAGTACTTTGTTAACTGGAATATTAAAGTAATTAATAAAAATACTAATGAAACAGAGTTTGAACACAATTACGATGCTACTAATAAACGAGTTTATATACATTTAGATTCATCCGCCTTGGGAGATACATTAGCTTGGTTTTCATATGTAGATGAATTTAGAAAAAAACATAAATGTGAAGTAATTACATCAACATTCCATAATGAATGGTTTGATGAACAATACCCAGACTTAGAATTTACTACACCAGGAACTCAAGTTAATGGTTTATATGCTATGTATACAATTGGGTGGCATTATAATGAAGATAGAACAGTAAATAAATTAAAAATACCTATTGATTTTAAACAACATCCATTAGGTGAAAGCGCAACATCTATTTTAGGATTAAAATATAATGAACTTAAACCAAAATTAGTAGTTCCTGAAAAATCAAGACAAATCGAAGGTAAATATGTTTGTATAGCACCTCACGCTTCTGCTCTAGCTAAATACTGGAACAATCCAGGAGGATGGCAAACAATTGTTGATTATTTAAATGAAAAAGGGTATAAAGTAGTTATGATTACTCAAGAACCTTTAGGAGACGCTTGGCACGATGGTAAATTAGGGGGAACGTTAACAGGTGTAATAGATAAAACAGGAAATTATCCACTTGAAGATAGAATGGTCGATTTAAAATATGCAGATGCATTTATCGGTTTAGGTAGTGGATTAAGTTGGTTATCGTGGGCTATGAAAACACCTACAATATTAATTTCAGGATTTAGTTTACCTTACAGTGAATTTTTAGATTGTGAACGTATATTTAATTATGACGCTAACGTATGTAATGGTTGTTTTAATAGAGAATGGCTAAACCCTGGAGATTGGAGATGGTGTCCTGATCATAAAAATACAGATAGAGAATTTGAATGCACTAAAACAATAAAAGCATCAAGAGTAATAGAATCAATAAACAAAATACTTAATTTTTAAAAAAAACAATATATTTATATGGAGACAATTAATAAAACAATGAAGTTAACAGTTGATGAACTTCAATCAATTAAAAATCTAAATGAAAAAAGAGATATTTTAATTAACCAATTCGGTTTGTTAGAATTTGACATTCAAAGTTTAGAATTACAAAAAGAGGAATTAATCAACACCTTGCAAGATATAACTACCTTATCTACAAAATTAGGAGTAGAGTTACAGGAAAAATATGGAGAAGGAAATGTTAATATAGATACGGGTGAATTTATTCCTCGTTAATTTTTGAATTTTTTTAACATATTTATAACAAAATAATTAATTATAACTAACATGGCAGAAACATTAGTATCTCCGGGTGTATTAGCAAGAGAAAATGACTCATCATTTATATCAAGCCAACCAGTAACGGTTGGTGCAGCTATAATCGGTCCTACCGTAAAAGGACCCGTTGAAATCCCAACAGTTGTTACTTCATACAGTGACTACACAAACAGATTTGGTTCTTATTTAGAAAGTGGTAGTGGTTTATATAGCTACTTTACATCTATAGCAGCTTACAATTATTTCATCAATGGTGGTGATTCATTGTTAGTAGCTAGGGTAAAAAGTGGTTCATTCACTCCTGCATCTTCATCAGCAATACTTAACACACAAGAATCAGGTGTATTGGAGTCAGCAGCAGATGCTTTATTAACTTCAATTACAGTAAACCCAACAGATTGTGATGATGCATCATATCCAGGTGTTGCTTTAACAGGGGGTACAGGTACTGGAGCACAAGCAACAGTAGTATGTTCGGGCAATACTATTACAAGTATTACAGTAACAACTGCAGGTACAGGATATGTAATAGGTGATTCATTAACAATAGCTGCCAATGCTTTAGGTACAGCTTCTTCTACAGCAACAATTGTTTTAGATGCTGCTGATATTGTAAATGCATATGCAAATGCCTTTACTATAAAAACTATTTCTGAAGGTGTTATTATGAACAGTTCAAGTTCAATAGATGCATATGGTGCATTAGCATCAGGTACAACAAATAACCTTAGATTCACTATTCAAAACTCATCAACTACAAATGGAACATTTGATTTATTAGTTAGACAAGGTAATGATACAACAAATGATCAAACAGTATTAGAAACTTGGACAGGTTTATCATTAGATCCAATGGCTGATAATTACATACAAAAAGTAATTGGTGATCAAGTACAAACATATAGTGTATCAAATAACCAAATTGAAACAACTGGTAATTATTTTAACAGATCAAGATATATAGTTATTTCTGCAGTAAATACTCCTACTCCAAATTATTTTGATAATAATGGATCTCCAAAAGCAGCATATGCTACTTATTTACCTTCAAACCAAAATGGTGTTTTTGGAGCAGCAGTAGGAGATGTAAAAGCAGGTGCTAATTTCTATGATACCATAGATGCAACAAATACTCAAGGTTTAGTAGGTACGGATTATGATAATATGATTAGCTTATTAGCTAACCAAGATGCATACCAATACAATATATTAATGACCCCAGGATTATACAATTCAGGATATACATCACAATGTACTCAATTAATCAACAATACTCAAGGTAGAGGTGATAATTTACTTGTATTAGATTTAGTACCATACAACACAGCATTATCATCAGTTACAGCAGCCGCAAGTACACGTAATACTTCGTATGCCGCTTCATATTGGCCATGGGTAATGGTAATTGATCCTGACACGGGTAAAAACGTTTGGGTACCGGCTTCTACCGTAATGGCAGGTGTGTTTGCTTATAATGATTCAGTATCAGAACCATGGTTTGCTCCAGCAGGAATAAACAGAGGTGGTTTAGGTCAAGTAATTAGAGCTGAACAAAAATTAACACAAGCTAATAGAGATACTTTATACACAGGAAAAGTAAATCCAATAGCAACATTCCCAGGTATAGGAACAGTAGTATATGGACAAAAAACACTACAAACTAGATCATCTGCTCTAGATAGAGTAAATGTTCGTAGATTATTAATCCAACTTAAGTCTTATATTTCACAAGTAGGTCAAACATTAGTATTTGAACAAAATACTATTGCTACTAGAAATGCGTTCTTAAGCCAAGTTAATCCATATCTAGAATCAGTACAACAAAGACAAGGATTATATGCTTTTAAAGTAATAATGGATGATTCTAACAATACACCAGATGTTATTGATAGAAACCAAATGATTGGACAAATTTATATTCAACCAACTAAAACAGCTGAATTTATTTATCTAGATTTCAACATTTTACCAACTGGAGCAACTTTCCCAGCATAAAAATTTAAATAACGAATATTTATAATAAAATAAATAAATAATAAAATGGCAGTATTAGATCCAAACGAAATATTTTTCACAGCATTCGAACCAAAACAAGCAAATCGCTTCATTATGTATGTTGATGGTATCCCAGCTTATACAATTAAAGCAATATCAGCAGTAACATTCGAACAAGGTGAAGTAGTGCTTAACCATATAAACGTGTTAAGAAAAGTAAAAGGTAAAACAAAATGGTCAGATTTGACTATGACATTGTTTGATCCAATCACTCCATCAGGTGCTCAAGCAACTATGGAATGGGTACGTTTACATCACGAATCTGTAACAGGTAGAGATGGTTATAGTGATTTCTATAAAAAAGATTTAACTATTGACGTTTTAGGACCAGTTGGAGATATCGTATCTGAATGGGTAATCAAAGGAGCCTTTATTAAAGGTGGTAATTTTGGTGAATATAATTGGGATACAGAAAATACAGCAGTAAACATATCACTTAATATAGGTATGGATTATTGTGTATTGAATTTCTAAAAAAACAAAACAACATATTTTAAAAAATAGCTTGGCTTCGGTCAGGCTTTTTTTTATATTATATGTATACACGATAATAGTTATTAAAATAAAATTTTATGGAAGAAACCAAATTTAAATTCCCCACAGAGATGGTGGAATTACCCTCTAAAGGATTATTATATCCTGAAGAAAGCCCTCTTAGGGAAGGTAAAGTTGAAATGAAATATATGACCGCTAGGGAAGAAGATATTCTTACTAACCAATCATATATTCAAAAAGGAACAGTATTAGACAAAGTTCTAGAATCTCTTATAATGACTCCCGGAGTAAACATTAAAGACTTTATTGTAGGTGATAAAAATGCTTTATTTGTGGCCGCACGTGTATTAGGATATGGAAAAGATTATAAATTCCAATACAATGGTTCTCCTATAACCGTTGACCTTTCATTACTTGAAAACAAACCATTTGATGAATCATTAATCATTTCAGGAGAAAATAATTTTCCATTTACTCTACCATCTACCGACGTTAAATTAACATATAAAATTTTAACAGGACATGATGAATACAATATTGAACGAGAAATTAATGGTTTGAAAAAAATCAACCCTGAATCATCAGTTGAGCTTAGTACTAGATTAAAGTTTATCATCACATCAGTAGATGGTGATTCAACACCTAAAACAATCCGTGAATTTGTTGATAATCAACTATTAGCACGTGATTCAAGAGCATTAAGAGAACATATTCGTGGAAATCAACCAGATATAGATTTGAAATTTATTTCAGATAGCGGTGAGGAGGTCGCTATACCTATAGGGTTAAACTTTTTTTGGCCTGACGTCTGAGACAGCTCAACAAGTACGATTTAATTTATTTAAACACATCCATGATATAGTTTTTCACGGTAATGGAGGTTATGATTGGAATACTATTTATAATATGCCTATATGGCTTCGTAAATTTACATTCCATCAAATCCAAACCCATTTTGATGAAGAAAAACAAGCACACGAAAATCAACAAAATGGAAATTTAACTACTGCTGTTGATTCTTCTGGTAAAGTTCACACACCAGAATTTATGAAAGATTTACAACCAAAAACATCTCCAACTTATAAAACAAGGGCATCAAAAAAATGATGCCCTTTAATATTTATAACAAATTGATAAACCATGGCGGAAAAAACTCCCGAACAATTAAGAGAACAGATATTAAAAAATATATCTAAGCTAAACGAAAAAGATGCTAAAACGCATCGTGAGATGTTAGCAACCGCTAAAGAATCTAATGATGAAGCTGCTCAATATAATGTTATACTTAGATCTACTCAAGACATATTAGATGAGGTAAGCTCAAGCTTCTCTTATGTAATTCAATCCATAAGAGATCAAAATAACGAACTATCTAAAGGGAAAAGTGAGTTACAAATCCAAAAAGCAGCTTTAAATAAAATCCAGGATATTTCACGAACTTCATTAGATATTCGAAGAGGAGAAACTGTTTTTGAAGAAAATAAATTCAAAAAACTTCAAGAACAAGCTAAAATTAGAAGACAAGATTTAGAATTATCTTATAAAGTAACAGGGCAAAATGATGAAGCACTAAAAGGATACATAGAAGATGCTAAAGAATTAGAAAAGGCAATGAAATTGGTTGCAGACACTGATAAGAAAATTAATAAAGAATTAGGTTTTGGTATTAATTTAGTTTCAGGTTTTGATAAAGCACTTGCAAAGTTAGGACTTCCTGAATTAGGTTTTAAAGATGCTCTTGATAAGACTAAAATGTTAGGTCAAGAAGCAGCTTCTAATGGAAAAGAAGCAGAGAAAAATTTTAGTGCTGCCGGTACATATGTTAAACAATTTACCTTAAATCTTAAAGAATCACTAACTACAGCCAATTTAATTACATTAGGTATAGGAATGCTTGTAATGGCTTTAATACAGGTTGATAAATCAACAGGTGAATTAGCTAAATCTTTCGGCACATCATATAAAGAAGCATCAAATATTCGTGGAGAATTAAATACTATCTCTAATCTATCGGGGAATGTCAATATGACTACCGAAAAATTAGGTAAGTCATTAATGGCTCTTAATAAGGAATTCGGTACTGCCACTATGATGAGTGGAGAATTACTTAAAGACTTTACTAATTTAACAAATGTAGCAGGATACTCAGCAGAAGCAGCAGCCGGATTAGCACGTATTACAGTAGCAACAGGTACTGACCTTTCAGATAATACTGCAGAAATATTAGGAACAACAGCAGCATATAATGGAGCTAATAAATTAGCATTAAATGGTAAAGAAATAGCAGAAGAGGTAGCAAAAACATCAGCAGCAACTACTTTAACTTTAGGAATGCAACCCGGAGCTATAACAAAAGCGGTATTAGCATCTAAAGCACTAGGAGCAAGTATGGCTCAGGTTGAACAAATAGCAAGTTCATTACTTAATTTTGAAAGTTCAATTGAAGATGAAATGTCTGCTGAATTATTACTTGGTAAAAATTTAAATTTAGAAAAAGCAAGAACAGCAGCTTTAAATGGTGATATAGCTACAGTAGCTGCAGAAATAGCAAAACAAACAGGTACTGCTGCTGATTTTGAAAAAATGAATGTTATTCAACAGGAAGCATTAGCTAAAGCCGTGGGTATGACTCGTGAGGGTTTAGCTAGCTCTTTAATGGAAAGAGAGGCATTAGTACGATTAGGCAAAGAAGATGGTAATATACAAGAAGAATACAATGCATTAAAAGCAAAAGGTTTATCAGATGATGCTATCTCTAAAAAATTAGGTAGTGAAAAATTAGCAGATCAGTTAAAATCCCAATCTGTCCAAGAAAAATTCACTGCCTCTATGGAAAAATTAAGAGAAATATTTGTTTCTATAGCGGACCCCGTTTTAGCAATATTATCTCCTCTTATGGATATAGTTACAACTGTTCTTCCATTAATAAATTTAGCACTAATTCCTATTACATTGACATTTAGAGGAATAAGTGAATCTGTTAAAGGATTTACTGATTTAATACATGGAGATTTAAAGGATGGT